AGAGATGGTGATTTCATTTGACGGGGGTCCAGGACAAGGACAGAGGCGAATCATCAAAGACTATCAGTGGTTGGGAACAACAGCAAGATTGCAAATTGATCCTTTAGTTCTTGGATTATCTGGCACATCAGATCCATTAAAACAGTCTTTCTTTAGCATTCAACCTAGAATCACTGTAAAGGGTGATGGAACTTCCTATCAGAACAGCAATAATCCAGATATAAGAACTGCCGATTTCCAGGTGAAATTTGGAGAGACTGCGGATGCGGACATCGAGTGCAGTATTGTTGCACCAAGATATGTTAAGAGTATCGAAATCGTTGATGGTGGCAAGAACTACACATTTGCTGAGTTAAACATTCCGAAAGGTTTGACCACAATAGTGGCTAACACCCCATTTGAGTACTCGGATTTGAAATCGGTTCTACATGCAGTCATTCCTCCACCTGGCGGACATGGTGCAAATCCTCTTCGTGAGTTAGGTGCAGCATCATACATGATTGTAAAGAACTATGAAAGAGATGAAGATGGTAAGGTAGATACAGACAACGACTTCCGTCAGTTTGGCATTTTACGCAATCCACTTTTGACTGAGAAACAAGTCCGAATCAAGTTCTTTCAGCCAGGACTGAGTGGCACATTTACCCTCGGCGCAACTGCAACTCAAATGACAGGTGCTTATGGTGCACCATATGGTAAAGTGGTTGAGTGGTGTGCAGGATACTCTGGTGTCACTGCAACAAGTGAATTGGTTCTAGCAAATGTTCGTGGTGGAACATTTGCTGCGGGTGCGACAATGTCTGGACTAACAATTTTCGATGTTGTACACAAAACTGTTGCAGGATCAGAGGGAAGACATCTACTCAAATTGACACTAACTCCTGAGAATACTGAGTTTGCATCGGTTGGCGGTGACTATCGTCGTAAATATTTTGCACATGGAGTTGGTGACAGAAGAGTTAACATCCCACAATCTAGATCCTCAGGTGAGATTTGCAGTTGGCTTGCTTCTGGTGGAACACTACTGTCTGGAACCCTAAAACTAGAAAATCCGAAGGGCAAGTTCTATATTGGTGAGACTGTGTTGCAGACTGAACCGTACTTCTCTGGATCAAATGGGTCCACGGGTCAGGGCAAAATTTATGCAATCGATACGGAAATTTGCTGTGCACCTACAACATACGATCTCACTTCATCTTTAACAATTTACGGTGAAGGATTCGAAGATGATACCTTCTTCAGAGATGCATTTGTGTCATTTGTTACGGGATCCACCGAGGGAAATGGATATGTTGTTGATTGGACACCCGCAACAGGAGGAACAAGTGGCACTTTGCGCCTTGGCGGTGTTCAGGGGAATATAGTCAAAGGTCAATTAGTAGACTATACAGCATTTGGGGCATCTGGAACAACAGTAACGGTGAATGGATCTATTCTTTCGATTGATCACATCGGTGAACTTAAGTATAGATCCGGCGAAGTCCTATACATACAGAATATAAAGCCCATTCAGAGAGAGATAGAGCAGAGGGAAGAGATCAAACTCGTCATCGACTTCTAAAGTTAAGGTAAAAAATGCCATCATACATTCCAGAACTGTTCAATACCGATCCTTATTACGATGACTTCAGCGAAAGCAAGAAGTTTCTTCGTGTCATGTTCAGACCAGGATTTGGTGTTCAGGGTCGTGAACTGACTCAGATACAGACGATTCTACAGAACCAAATTGAGCGGTTCGGAAACCATGTCTTTGAAGAAGGAAGCATGGTTCTCGATGGCAAGATTACTGTCAACAGTCTGAGATTTGCCCGTGTGACCGGATTATCAGGAACAAATGATGTCGCTGACTTACTAGGAACAATCGTTTCCGCCGGTGGTAAAGCAAAAGCAAAAATCGTTCATACAGAAGATGGATATACAGCCTCATCGATTGACAACATCCCAATCGTCTTCTTTGAATATCTAGAGGGTGGAACTGCATTCGCATGGGGCGATTACATTGGTGGTACTGCTGGTAACGGAACATACATCACAGCAAGTATCACGGGAGCCACATCAGGTGTTGTTCCGCCCACAGGAAATGCTCTTGTGGTGTCTGTTGATCGTGGTGTTCGCTTTACCGAGGGATTCTTTGTTCTGAACGATTCACAGTTTTTAGGTGCATACTCTTTATCTGGTGCCGCAGGCACACAGGTACGCATGTACGAGAATCCCACTACGAGAATGGGATTCAATGTAGTTAAGGGGTTTGTTCAGGCTGAAGACGATACGAGTCTTAACGATCCTGCATTTGGTTCTTACAACTATAACGCTCCTGGCGCAGATAGATTTAAGATTGATCTCAACATCACTCAATACGGATTTACTGCGGCAAACACTAGTGCAACAGATAACTTCTCCCGAAAAGACTTCATTGAGTTCCTCCGTCTTGTTGACGGAAGCCCAATCAAAATTGAGAAGTATCCGGACTATGCAGTGCTTGAGGACACCCTCGCTCGTCGCACCTACGATGAATCAGGAAACTACACAGTTCGTCCATTCGAATTGAATATGGTTGATGGTCCTGGAATTAGTAATGATGGCGCAACCGCAAACTTGTTTGCCGATCTTGAGCCTGGTAAGGCATACATCTTTGGTTACGAATTTGAAACCCAAGGTGTGACTCGTCTTCCAATTGATACCGCAAGAGATGCGGAACATGTTAGAACAATATCAGAGAAGTACTTTAACAGGACTCTTGGCCCATATTGCAGAGTGCAGTTTACAAACATAACAAACTCTCTTACTGGAATTGCATTTGATGATGAGCAACTTGTCTATCTTGGTAGGGGTGCGTCGGGTGCAGCAAGAAATGAGATTGGAACAGCAAGACTCCGTTGGATAGAGCCGTATGATGTTGCAAGCGGCGTTTATAACTTGCATCTCTTCAATGTTGAGATGGCAGGAACAGCATCATTTGACGATGTTACTAGAATCCACCATGCATCATCAGGCACAGCACATGCATTTTCAATTACTGGAAGCAATGGGCTAATCAATTTACAGAATAGCAATTTGCTATTTGAATATCCGACTGGAACCAGAGGAAAGACAGTTACAGATGCAAATTATTCGATAGCGGGATTCTTTGAAGTTACTCTCGGCGCAGGAAATTTCCCATCTGTCGGTTCTAACGGTTCAAGGGGTATTGTTAACATTACTGACTACACCGCAAGTGCTACAGATGTTGCATTCTCAGTCCCGCAAGATTATACAGTTATTCCTGATGAAGATGTTATGGCTTTCACTCGTAGTGGTTTACCCGTGGGTGGAACCGCTTACAGAAAGAACGACCAAGAACTTGATTTGACTTTGACTGGACCTGGAGTTGTTTCTGGTGAGAAGATTTATGTTGTCACATCGATTGATGTTCGTGCTATCGATTATCCCGATCTGCGCCGCAACAAATCTATTGTCACGGAAAATATTGGGGCCACAGCAGCCGGTGGATTTACAGGAATCTTTGCGGGATTGACAACTGATCAATACAACAATAGTGTCCTGTATCTTGCAGGCAAAGTTGATGTCTTTGATGTTGTGTCTATTACGGGTGTCAAAGATTCTGAAACTCAACTGAAGACATATTTCTCCTTCGATAGTGGTCAGAGAGATAACTTGTATGATTGGTCAAGACTCACTCTACTTGCCGGTGTCACGGGCGTGACAGGACCATTCCAAGCAACAATCAAGAGATACGAGAGAGCAGGAAACCGTGGACCATTCACAGTTGACTCTTACCCATCTCCATACTCAGACATTCCGAAGTACTCAAGTCGAACGACCGGCAAGATATACGACCTCGCAGATGTAATTGACTTTAGACCTGATCGTGGTCCTAGCGGGGATGTGGTTGGTTATCCTTGGTTCCCTGTAAATACAGCAGCGAACGATCAATTATTCTGGTATCAACATTATCTACCAAGAACTGATAAGATAGTTCTGAATAGAGACAGAACATTCTCAGTTGTTAAGGGAATTCCAAGTCTGGATGCACAGTCTCCACCGGATGACCCGAACTCAATGACATTGTATTCGGTGACAGTCAATCCTTACACATTCGACAAGAAAGATGTTTCAGTTCGTTTTGTCGAGAACAAGCGATATACGATGCGGGATATCGGTGAACTTGAGAAGAGAATCGAAGCGGTAGAGTACTACACTACCCTGACTCTTCTTGAACAAGAAGCCAAATCGATATCAATTGTCGATGTAAACAACATTGAAGTTCCGAAGAAGGGCATTCTAGTCGATCAGTTCAAGGGACATAATATTGGAGATGTTACAAATTCGATGTACGCTGCATCTGTGGACTTTGAGCGTAATGAGTTGCGTCCTCCCTTCGTATCTCGGGTCTTTGCCCTCACAGGACCAACTGAAATCTCCGGCCTGACTACATCAGGTGACGGAATCGTGACATTGGACTACACTACGCAAGCAGAAATCGTTCAGCCACTTGCCACAAACACTTATACCATAAACCCATCTAGTGTATTCAATTATCTTGGCACACTAATGTTGTCTCCTTCTTGCGATTTCTGGTTTGACACGGGGCTTACTCCGTCAGTCAAAGTGAATGTCGATGGAGAAAATGATGCATGGCAATCAGGTGATGGATTCGGAACTCAATGGAATGATTGGGAATCCATTTGGTATGGCCGTGAAGTTGCAAGTGAAGCAAACACGAAGCCAAACATTGTTGACACCAAGAATTCGGTTGTTGCTGGAACTAAGGGTCTCAGTCTTGGAAACACATTCAAGTCGGGTGTTCCTGAAGGCATCAAGAGAAAGTCAGTCTCAAAAATCATTCGCAAGGATGTGGTTCCTTACATGAGAGACAATACTATAACCATGAATGCTTATGGTCTTAAACCAAACACAAAGTTCTATGTGTTCGTTGATGATATTGACATCACAGCATATTGCACTGGTGGATCTCAATTTACTAGTGAAAAGGGAGAGATTAGTAACCTTAAGTATATCATGAGTCAAGATACTGAGAATGAATTCTTGACTGGCCGCCGTGTTGTTAGAATCACAGATAGCAGCACAAATACAGTTTCAGAAACTACGATGGCAGCAGACGCTATATTCAACTCTGCGGGTGGCGTTGATACACTTCCCGAAGATGAAATACTCGCAACTCGCCCCGCTACCGTCCGTCGCAGATCGACTAAATCTAATAAGATTCAATCTAATCTAACAGAACTGCTGTCCACCGATTTCTTCGGATTCACGGAACCGATGAGTCAGACATTCTATGTGGACCCCATCAAGTATCCAGATGGTGTGTATGCCAAAACAGTTGGAGTCGCATTCGCAGGCAAAGACAGTGATTCAAATGTTCCGATTACCTTGGTAATTAAACCAACTCAGAATGGATATCCTCACCCATCAAAGATCATGCCATTTGGTCAGAAGACTCTGTATTCTTCAGGTATTACAACAACCGAGGATGGATCGACAGAAACGACATTTGATTTCTCAAGTCCAATTTACCTCTTACCTGGCAGAGAGTATGCAATTTCACTCGTAACAAACAGCAGCGATTTCATTGTATTCGGTGCTACAGTCGGAAACAATCTGATTCGTTTGAGTGAAGGTGATCCAATTCAGAAGGCAACGAAGCAGCCTGCAATACGCAGTATGTTCCTGCCACAAAATACAGGCAACCTAACGAAGAAAGATACGGACTCATTGAAGTTCTCTGTTTACATCTGTAAGTTCTCTCCACAGTCAGGTTATGTGAAGTATGAAAATAAGCATGAGTCATATGGTTCGAATACTCAGTTTGATATGATGAGACTGAATATGAACTATATCACACCCTCAAATACATCATCGTCTTTCAGTGAAAGAGGGCTTCTTGGTGATGTTGGAGGGTCGTTCATTGCGGCACAGCCAAATAAGAATCTTGATCGTCCGACAACAAGAACTATAAGAAACATGGGAACCGCAAAGTTCTCCGAAGTTCGTGCCAATTTGATAGGAAATACTTATGCATCTCCTGCTTTAGATGTCGAATCATCTCACTATCTTGTTGTAGAGAATAGGGTAAACAATAACTTTGTTGTTGCAACTAACCGTGAGTTGTTCCCGACGAATCTTGGTGCGACAGCCCCAAGTGCGGCTCGGTACATCACGAAGCAAGTTACACTTGAGCCTGGATTTGAAGCAACAAATGTCCATGTGCAAATGTCTCTATGCAACCCCTATGATTCAAGTATTCAGGTTTTTGTTAGACCTCTTCCAGTCGGGGAGGGCGACTTCAGCAGCATAGGTTACACTCAACTGACCACCACAGATTCTGCGTATTCACAGAATGCAGATGAGTTCCGTGAGGTTCTGTATACGAGTGATGGGCTAAACCTTGCCAAGTTTAGAGCGTTTGCGATAAAGATAGTAATGTACTCATCTTGCACATCCACTCTACCAAGTGATCCTCGTTCTTTACCCAGAATCAAGAATCTCAGACTGGTGGCGACATGAGAGTCCCTGTAAAAAACAACAAGATGGTGAGAGACACTAAAACAAATGCCATCTTGTCTGTTGATACAGATGCTATAAGGGCATACGAGGATAGAATTAGAAAGATTCAAGCCGAAAAGGATAGACTAAATAGGCTAGAACTAGAGGTATCGGAACTCCGTGCCATCATAGAAGAACTGAGGAAGAAGCCATAATGTCCTGCTCCTGCACCGGTAATTGCGACCTGATTAACATCTCAAATCTTGTCCTGTCGGACACATTTCACACATGGTACGACAGAACAAATGAGATCATCGACGCTATCAACCCACTCCAAATTTATGATGTAAATGTCGGGCAGACTGATGGTGGTCTTACTCTCAACTCAACCTGTGTGAATGGTGATACCAATGGTGTTATAACCCTGAAGGTTTGGCCTGGACCGGGTATTGGTGTTGGCACTACACTAACACCAAATTACTATCTAAACCACACAATGATCGATGTGTCGAACATGTTGACACTCGGTGAAACTGGATTCTCTGATGCTATTGTCGCAAACCGTTCACTCACATCGTTTCCTAACAATAACGATTGGTTCATCGTAAGTGATACACTAGACAATCGTTTAGGGTCAGGCGCAGGCACTCCGAAGAGAATCAGCGCACAACATATTTTGCCGCCAACCGTTTACTTACCACCAGGATTCCAATTCAACGGTAATGTAAGTATCAACGGTAACTTTAGCGTTCAGGGAACTGCATCTAATATTGACTCTAATGACCTTCGTATTGAAGACAAAGTAATTGAAATTGCATATCATCGTTTAGTGACGATTGATGTTACTGGTCCAACATATGGAGGATTCCCCGCACAGGGTGCAGCATTCTACTACTATGATCCTGGTGTTACGAATGTAAATGATTACACTACAGTTGGAGAAATCAGTCAAGTCAATTTTTATCCAACTTACACAACACTTAAGTTGCACAATTTCACTTTCGGCGGCGTGAATGATATCGTTGCCGGAGGTAGTATCAGTATTACGGGAACTGTTCTAGATTTCTCGATGCTCGCTGGACCAACCACCACCGAAAATTTCTATGGTGATGTTGAGTTAGACGAGGCAGGAATTAGAGTCCGTGGATCAGATAGTGACAAACATTTTATATGGGTTTATGAGCAAGGCCCATATGAAGAGGTTGTCAATACATTCATGGCCGATACGAATCTTGGTGTAAGTGGAACAGACAACCACATTTACTCCTCAAGATTCAAATCGTTCGGATACTACGATCCGGATGTGATGTCATACAAGGATGACTATAACAACAAGTTCCATTTCATCGGCCATGAAGGTGCAGATACATCAATTCGGTTGGGTGGTCTAGGTACTGCGGGTTCCCCCGATTCTACTTACGGTTTCTGGGCAATCACAAGATACAACTACGGCTCAACCGGATCGCAGCAGCCTCTTGTGTTCTCTTTCAAGCAGAGTTCAAATCACGGAGAAACAGACAAGTTCACTATTTGGTCTGGTGCATCGGGACCATCATATCCGTATATCACAGGCCCAACTGGACAAGGTGACAATGTAACAACGAACTTTGCTCAGAGACTAAATGTCGATCTATTGGATGGTGCTCATGGCACAACAATGCCAACTCCGTTCAGTATTCCAGTTGCCCGTGCAAGTGGGACAATAGATCCAGGTTGGATTGACTTTGACAATTCATCAATCGGAAAGTGTTATTCTGTAACTGCTCACAGTTTTGTGATCGGTGATGTGGTCAGACTTGATCCTGACAATCTTACGATAACAGGTGCAATAGCAACAAGTCCCGAAAATGCTGAAGTGCTTGGAATCGTCAGTAGAGTTGTAGATGCGAACAACTTCTGTATCACAACCAAAGGTTACATATCAGGACTTACAGGCACAGCATCTTCAAGAATTGCATCGATTCTGCCTCTGTCATCCGGAAACGCATACTTCCTAAGTGCGGATAATGTTCGTGGAATGATTGCTGATCCTGATGGTGGAGCAAGCCAACTTCAACTCGGTGAGATCCGTAAGCCTCTGATTGTTGCTCTTGGACCAGATAGTGCGTATGTGCACAATTATCTCGGAGCAGTGTTTGGCGGCATCGCCAGCGGCGGGGGCGCAGGAGCAACAGGAACACTTTCAGATGTTGTTGATATTCAAGGTCTAATGCCTGTAGGCATCATACAGCCCTTCAGCGGTGAACTTGAGTATATTCCTTCTGGATGGTTGCTGTGTGATGGTAGAAGGCTTGAGAAGTCTTTGTGGACAGAACTCCATACTGCTATTGGACAGAAGTTCTATGCGGATGGAACACTTAATACCACATATGACCCTAATGTTGGTGGAAATGTTCCGATAGACATCGCAGGATGGAATCGTGGTCTTCAGATAAACGATGCAGTTACTGTTGAAGCAACTGTAAATGGAGTTCTGAGGCAATCAGATACATTTGTCACAGCGGTGAATGGGACAACTGTGAGTTTCGATGAAACCACATTTGCATATCCCGATACCTTTAGTGGAGCAACTTCGTTTAGAATTCGTGGTAGACTCAAGACACCATCAGAGAGTTATACTAGCGTTTTCTTTATTCCCGATTTGCGCCGTAGAACTCTTGTCGGTGCAACTAAGGGACTTACCGGTGCACTAACACCAAGTATTTCTGTGGGTGATATTGGAGGGACAAATCAAGTCACTCTATCTGCTGCAAATATTCCACCACATGAACATAGATTACAATCTATTGGTATTAACACGGGACTTGACGCATCAATTGGTGTTGGGTTTGGGCAACAAACTGATGACAACGCAGGAAATGGATTCTTCACTGCCCGTGGTCCATTGGGTATTGTTACAGCAACGCCATTTGATAATATGCAAGAGTATGTCACGGTGCATTGGATTATTCGTGCTCAAAAGGGTCTGAGTGCAATTATCCTCACGGGACATAACCATGATGACCGTTATGTAAGATACGATCAAGCGCAAACAGTTACATCAGTAAATAGATTACAGTTTAGAACAAATTCCCGTGTGCTTGGTAATGGTAGTGATGGTCCAGACACATTTGCAAACAAATTAACTATAACAGGTGGGGCTGTCATCGGTGATGATGGATCATCACTACTGATAGTAAGATCTGGCGCATCATTTGGTGGTGGAGCAACATTCAATAGTGTTGGTATAGTGAGATATCCATTCTCAGGAGCAGGACTCACGCACCAAGGAACTATCGGTGTAGACGATGTCTCTCAATACACAAGATGGGCTGTTCGTGGAAATCCATATTCTTTAGCCTCAAATGGATACGGTGACCTTTTAGTTGAAAGTGGTTGGACTGGTTCTTCTTGGAACACAATGTCTACCATACAACAATCAATGCAGACCGCTGCAATTAAAGTTCGTGGTGGAACCGTTAGTACTGCATCAATTGCAATCTTCAATGATAATGCTCTCGGCTCAACAAATGATGCTTGCTCAGTTTTAATGTATGGAAAGGGAACTGCATCCGATGATTCTAGTGAGGTCAAGTTCTCTGGTGGAATCAGAGGAAAAATAGATCGTGGCGAAGACACCGCCACAATTACCCGAAAGTTCAGTGTAGTTCTTGGGGGAGGAAATTCACCGAATGTTGCTGAAGATGTGTTGACTTTCACAAGAAAGCAAAGCACACCAGCAACAGTTGATATCAACATTTCAAAGGGACTTGCAACTATAAGTAGTCCATCTTCTTATGTTGTGCTTGACTCAGACAACAATCTTAAGAAGGTAACCACAGTTACAAGTGTTGCAAACATTCCTGGTGCAACCAATACTCTGACGGGTGCAGCATCGTTTGATACGAGACATTTCCAAGTGGGAGGGACAGGACATGTTGTCAGTAAGATTACTGTCAACGGTCAATTACCGGATAGTAACGGCAACATCACAGTTGCAATACCGACCGTTCCCACATATGGCGTTAAGGCACATGGATCTTATGATCCAGTCTCAGATACCACATTAGTATCGGGGAATTTAACATTCTTTGCTCCAGCGGGAACATCACTCAGCACAATTAGATGTCAGTTCGTTACAGCAATGCCGAATGCAGATTATACTGTAATTGTTACTCCAATTCGCCCGACAAATTGGGGTAACGGACAGCAAGTTGAAAATCGTGCGATGGGTGTTAAACAGGGAACTAAATCCGTAAATCATTTTGATTTAGTTGCAGATTATCCGTCTGGTGGTGCAATACCTTTCGAAGTTGTAGTCATAGGATAATAAATGGCAGTATCAATCAACAGAGACATGGACCAAGGATCAGACTTCACCTTCTCATATGTGGTGAGGGGAAGTGATGGGTTGCCTAGAGACATATCGAGTGGATATACCGCCTATTCTCAGATGAGAAGATTTTATTCTTCGACAACCGGATTTGATTTGACGGCCTCTATAACAGGCACAACTGGAAATGTAACTGTTTCCTTAAGTGCAGCGCAAACTAAAAATATCAAATCGGGAGTTTGGTTCTACGATGTTGAACTTCACTCAAATGGAAGTTCAAATATTCAAAGAATGGTTCAGGGGATGATTACTGTTTATCCTGAAGTTACGAAAATTCCTTGAAGAATGTTCATAGTCTAATACGCCCTTGCTAAATAGTTCAGACTCGATATTTCATAATGGAGAATACAATGGCTGAAACAGCGATTCTTGAGCCTTCGTTTCAAACTGCTCAACCTCAACCTCAAACCAATAAGACCGGTACCCCAACTGTAAACCTTTGCATGATTGTGAAGGATGAAGCACATGTCATCGAAAGATGTCTTGCTTCCGTTCTTCCGGTCATCGACTATTGGGTAATTGTTGATACTGGATCAACTGACGGAACACAACAGAAGATTAAGGACTTCTTTGATCGAAATGGCATTCCAGGTGAGTTACATCAGAGTACTTGGACCGACTTCGGAACCAATCGAAGCGAGGCTCTAGAATATGGACAGAAGTCAGGCTATGACTATAGCCTTATGATTGATGCAGATGAAATTCTTGTGTTTGATGCAGGATTTGACCCCACGACATTCAAGAAGGGATTGACTTCCGATCTTTACAATGTCTTTGCCATGTTTGGTCAGACGAAGTATCACAGACCGCAGTTGACTAGCAATCACAAGAAGTTCTACTACCGTGGAATTCTTCATGAGTATGTTGACTGCCATGATCAGATCTCGACCCGTGATTTTGCCCGGGGTTTCATCAACACTCCGATTCAGGACGGTAATCGTTCAAAGTCTGCTGATAAGTATGAGAAGGATGCCAAAACCTTTGAAGCGGCACTTGAATCAGGTAAGGTTGACGAAAAAGATTTCAATCGGTATCATTTCTACCTTGCACAGTCTTACCGTGACTCGCAGCAGTGGGAAAAGTCGCTTTCTGCATACATCAAGAGAGGCGAACTTGGCGGTTGGAATGAGGAAGTTTTCTACTCCTATTATCAGGCCGGTAGAATCATGGAGATCCTCAATAAGCCATTTGATGAGATCGTCAAGGTATACTTCCAAGCCTATCAGGCTGCTCCTTGGAGAGCAGAAAGTCTATGGGCGGCATCACGGCTGTGCCGAACATACTGCCGATGGGATCAGGCTTACCGCTTCGCAAAGCAGGCACTAAAGATCAGATATCCTGAGGGTGCGCTGTTTGTTGGTCAGGGGATCTACGAATGGGCAATTCTTGATGAATTTGCCATTTCCGCTTATTGGACTGAACACTATCGTGAATCTCGTTTGGCATCTATTCAGTTGCTGAATGATGGTAAGTTCCCCGCTGACCAGAAAGAAAGAATTGAGGCAAACCTCAAGTTCGCCACAGAGGCACTTCTGACAGAACCAAATCAGTGAGTATCGGTGGACTGATCGGTTTGCCGTCTAAATAGTCGAGTTACAAAGGACTAACGGATGGCATTTAGCGCATTACCAATTCAAGGGGGCGGCTCGTCTGACGGACGCTCTATCAGAAACACTATCACGCAAGTCGGCCACTCCTTTCAGCCAGGAATGGTCGTCAGGCGTGATAGTGCTTCTGGTGTATATGTTGTCGCAAGAGCAAATACTATAGCAAACTCAAATACATGCGGTATTGTTGAGTCTGTTACTGCAAACACATTTGTTCTTGTGTATCAGGGTGAGATGGACTTCGGTTCTGCAACCATTTCAATTGATGATGGATCGACAAGACTTACGAATGGGTTTGTTTACTATCTGTCGGCGGA